AAGTCCGCACCAATGACGTTGTCGAGCGTACGCGTGACGGCCGCCGACGCCCAGCCATCGTTTCGCACCAGGTCGCGCACGCGCGACACGATACGGTCTCGATACGGGTTGAGCTCGCCATCCGGCGACCACAGCACCGGATTCCAGTCCCGCATATGCTGACCGGACATGTCGGCCGCATCGTATGCCGTATGGCTGCTATACCCGCTGTAACCGCTGTTGAGCGCGCGCGCACGCCCCCTCGACGTCGGCAATGGATTCCCATCCGCGCCAAGGATTCGTACGTTCGCTTCAGTCATCGCCGTGTGAATGAGATTCGCATCGCCCGTCGAGGGCTCTTAACAATTCCGAGCTGCGCCTGCATCAGCTGAATCGCTGCCGCAAGCTGTGCAAGGTTCGCGCGGGTGTAGGTGACGGAGCGCGTCCCGTCACCTTGCGTGTAGGAGAGGGATTCCTCCTGCGCTCCCGTGGATAGCTGGATATAGATGCGCTGCGCCTCAGCAAGCGAGGCTTGCAACGCGGCCTGATCCATCCCTGCCAGCAAACTGCTGTTCGGGTCGAAGCAACTCAAAATCAACCTCCCGCCCGCGCGCCGGCGAGCCGGCGAATGCGGGTTTTCTTCACAGGCGCTTCTTGTTTGATCACAGGACCGTCCGGCCGCGTCGGCCGTTCTGCACGAACGACATCGAGATCCGTGACGGTCGGCTCATTCGGTGCCGGCTCGATCAGCTGCGTCGGATCGATCTCTACCGCCTCGACACGACGATTCAGCTTCAGGCCCATATGCATGAGCCCGCAGAGCGCGGCATACCCGTACACACGAATGTCGAGCGCCTCGTTTGCACGCCCGGGCGGCAACTCCCAAACCCTGAACTTCTGCCCGTTCGCGACTTTCGTCACCGACCGCTCGGAGATGAGCTGCGCGAAATAGTTGATGTCCCGATCGCTCGGGAAGTGCATGTACCCGGCCGGATACGTGAGAACACCATTCGCGTCCTGCGGATCGCGTCTGAGCCGGTCGCGAATCACATCCTTCGCCGCGTTCACACCGATGATCACTGGGCGGAAGCTGGCCTTGTTCCTCGATGACGGACGCTTGGTCGGCCATACCGGAGACCGTGCACCACCGCGCGCCGATTCACCCTTCACCGCCCAGACGCGGCGCCCGAGACGCGCTTTCGCGAACTCATACACCTTCTGGGTGTGATGGCCGCCGGAATCGATACATGCGGCCATGACCTCGAATCCACGGCCATCCGCTCGCCGCCAGACGCGCTTCAAGTACGCATCGACCTTCGCCCACAAATCAGCGCTTTCCGGATCACCTTCGATCACGGCATGGTCGATCGACCAGCTTTCCTCGTTTCGCCCCCATCCGATCGTTTCGAGTTCGACGCGATCGTCCTGGACGTCACCGCCCACCGTCACAACGCCGACACCGTCGGGCACCTCTGCCGCCCAAACCTCTGTTCGTGCAGCCAAGCGTGCCTCGCTCAGCGCGCGGTCTCCGCGGTCCTCGTATGGCTCACCGAGAACGAGGTTGATGAACGTCTGACGTGCAAGCGGGTCATCCTTGACGCGCAGCCACTCTGCGACCAGGTTCGACCAGCACGCATTCGGGAACAGGCTGTACCCGGCCCAGATATGGAACCCTGCATGACCATTGAATGGCTTCGTCGCGCGCCATTCTCCGGCGTCGACCATCTCAGGCTTGTCTGCCTCGTTGATGATGCAGCCGTTGTGCCGACAGACGTAGTAGACGGACGATGGAATCCCATTGCCGTCCGCGTCCTTGTCCCACTTCATGCCGTGCGGCGTATCCGGGCCACCCCACTCGAGGACCTGAAATTCCCCACAATGCGGGCACGGAACATAGAAACGCCGCTGATCGCTCTCGTCGAAGCTCTTTTCAATCCGGCTAAAACCCTTGACGGTCGGCGTCGAACCGAGAACGATCTTCCGATTCCAGAACGTCTCGGACCGCTTCGTGCCGAGCGCGATCTGGTCGCCCTCGTTGCCGGCACCGTCGACCGGATATGCATCGACCTCATCGAACATCACCACACGCGAAGTGATACGCCGGAAACCCGCCGGGCTGTTCGCACCGACGAGCGTCAGGCTCGAGCCGTTGCGAAAGGTTTTCGCGAGAATGGTCTGGTCGCTGTTTTTCGCCTTCTGATCTCCGGCGATCGTAGCCAGGACCGGCGTATCGCGCAGCATGGGCGCGATCTCGGTCTTCGAGTAGCTTTCCGCGTCCTCAACGCGAGGCTGCACCACCAGAATCGGAGACGGATCCTGGTGAATGAAGTAGCCGACGGCATGATCCATCAGCTTCGTATAGCCGACCCGCGCCGACTTCATGACGCTGATCTTCTCGACCGCAGGATCGGTCACGGCATCCAACATGCCGCGCTGGTACCCGAACGCTCGGAAGCGCCCCGTCTGGGCACTGGTCTCGCGGGAAAGGACTGCATATCGTTCAGCCCACTCGCTGAGCGACAACTTCGGAGGCGGAAGCAAGTTCTCGCGGCGAGCAGCGAGCAGGCCGGCGTGGAGTGCGTCATACCCGCGCGCATAACGTCGCGTGCTATGTTGGGTTGCCTGCTCCGTCACGGGTTAGCTCTTCGAGTGCTTCTGTGATGACCTCCTGCAACATGTCCTGTAGTTCGGCCGGCGTCTTGCACCGGTGCAGACGCGGCGCCTGTTCCGCTGGAATGGACAGCAGGCGGGTTCGTACCTTCGCGTATTCCGTACCGACGGCCTTCGCCACTTCGGACACGTCGACCACCAGGCCGGAGTCCCGGTCATACTCGAGCTGAGCTTTCAACCCGAGATAGTTTTCCTTGAAGCATCGTGCCTCATCGAAATCGAGGAGCTGAATGTTTCCGGTCAGGATCCGTTCGGCGGCCTCGTCGGCGCTCTCGCCCGACTTCAGCGTTACTTCGCTGGCCGCCTGGGTAACAGTTTTCCGCTTGTTACCTTCAGGCGCAGGGGTAACACCTTGGGTAACAGCTGGAGCACCGTCGCGTCGGTAACGTTTCAGGAGTTTGTTCGACTCTTCGACGTCGACCTCATCACCCGCAAACACAAGCCAGCCGCGCTCCTTCCACTTCGTGACCGTTTTGCGGCTAACTCCGTGGAGGGCAGCGAACTCGCTCTGATTCATGGCGCGATGTGTTACCTGTTACCCAGATTTGAAAACTTCATACCTAGAGAAAGATCGCGCGAGCGCAGTGCCCGCGATGTCGGAAGGGCGGGAGGGACCCGCTCCACAATGTGGGATCAGCCCCTCCGCGCTCGGCCGGCTGGCCTGCGAGGCATTCGTCGACAGCTATAGCTTCGCAGTCGCGATCGCTCTCGCCATCGCCCGCTCGAATTCTCGGCCGAAATGCTCATCAGCCACCTCGAAGGCGCGCTCGCCAAATTCGAGGTGCTGCCGGACCGGCTCGGCATCACCGAACCGGATCAGCAGCTTGAGATGGTCGGACTTGTTGACACCACGCAATGCAACGCCTCGTTTCCCGCTACGCTTGACCGCTTTGACGTTGGTCGGACGCTGCCAGACACCGCCGATCGATTCACCACTTTTCGTCTTTACCGTGCCGACGAAGACATCTGGCCGCGCCTCCAAGCGCTGCAGAGCATTTCGGCTGAAGTTGCCGTACTGATTGAGAAGCGTCTTGTCCTTCGGGTTCAGCCAGGTTTTGCCCCGACCAATAAGCTTGTGGACGCCGCCGAATTCGTACGGCTCGAGGTAAGCCGCCGCGATGTCCTTCACGAATACGCGCGCCTCAAGATCGCTCTTGCGAGCCCCTTTCACAGCGATGGAATTAATCGTGAATGGCGTGGGCCGATCGAACACTTCCGGCAGAGCAGCCTTTTCGGCGCCCTGCGCGAGCTTCGCTGTCGCCGTGAGCGCCTGCGAAATAGCAAAAGGCAGCTGATCCTTCTGAAGGCGAGTGAGTGATTTGCTCAGCGCGCGCACGTCAGCGTCAACGCTGATTGCGAACGGCGCCGGCATCATTCGCCCGGCCTGACGGCTGGATGGTTTTTCAGGTCAGCCAGACGCTCCGTGATGCGACGGAATTCGTGCACTGCGACGTTGCCGACGATCCGAAGCAGATGCTCGATCTCGGCGATGATGTCGAGCGGATGTTCGGCAGACGCATCCGCCACGTTCACGACGTCCGCCCCTGCCTGCTGACTTGCGCCAGTGACCGCGGCTTCCGTCGGACCGGTTGTTTGCGAGGACTGCTCGGCGCCCGCTGCCGAGACGCCCTGCTCTTGGCCGCCTTGAGCAGCGGCGTTTTCGTTCAGGCCTTCCATTCGAATCTCCAATGCAAAAAGCCCGCTTGCATTCGCATAGCGGGCTTCGTTTTTTGCTCGTGACTTCGCCTCCCAATGGGAGGCGAAAGCTCACGCGCAAGGCGGAATCTGTAATCTGGGTCGAATCATAGAACAAGGTTCTCGGGTTTACAACCCCCTTCTCGAACATTTTTTATGACAGTCCTAGCCGAGAGCGATGCAATACGTCGAGAAATTGCCGTATGGGCTTCCGCGAGCACCAAATCGAACTTTCGTCCACGCAACACAGCTCGGTGCGTCTTGCGCATTCTCGTTTGCACCTGCTCCGGCGACATGCGCAGAACATACGTGTATTTGAGCACCCATTTAGAGACATGGTCCGGCATAGATGACCATGCAGCCTCAACGAGCCAACCATCTCTCTCGATCGGCGTGACTGTAGCAGGCCCCGGGCTGCCATCGCGCAACGCAACGTAAAGACGCGCCCATTGCGCACAAACGCCATCATGGAATTTCGGCGATCGCACGGTGATGCCCCAGTTATCCAAGCGTTCTTCCATATTCTTAAATTGGCTCATCTATTCACCCGTGCCGAAACTATCGTGTTGTTGAATCGGAAACATGCTTTTCATTGATGCCCAACAGACGCGCGGAATTTTGCGTATGGCCCACGCACGTATTGCTCGAATCGGGCTTTCGCGCGCGGATCGTGATCGAGCATTGCGCGAGTCTCGATGCAGCAGCGCGCACGAATGAATTCGGCTGCGTCGTCCGGCGTGTTCGCTGGCTGACCGGTGGCACGCATCCATTCGAGGAATGCCGGCTCGTTGGCCCAGAGGCCGGCGAGTTTCGCCAGCGGGCCGCCCTTCGGTCGTTGGAGCGCTCCCATCACGGCATCACCCGGAAAGGAATGCCCCAATAGAGCATCCAGTCGATGAACGATTCGCGCAGCTCAACGCCCCGTGGAAACGTAAATTCGATT